ACGGTACCAACCAAAGGAACTGGAAAGTACCTAAATGTAAAAGCTCTAAGCTTTGATTTATCACCAACAGCAGGTATTACTTTGTATTGGTCTTTGCACAAAGAAGAAATAGTACCAGATGAATCTGAAGATGCAGAAGAAGGAGCAACTGTTTCTGTTCCTGGTAGCATGCTAATGGAAGGTAATTTAAGCTTTCCTCAAGCTAGCTATGACACTTGGGGCACTGATGACACTGTAGTAACTGATTGGGCTTTGACTCAATTAGGATTTACTAAAGTCAGCGCAGAGTAAAAAATAGTAAAATAGAGTAATACTATAGATAAGTTAAAAAACCAAACATTAAAATTTTATTATGGAAAACAAAATTAAAGACGAGCAACTTGCGAAGCTGCAAGGGCTAGTAAACCAAATCAACCAACTACAAATGGAGTTAGGTCAAGTAGAATCTAGGAAGTACGACATTATCGGTTCAATCCCTATGTTACGTAAAGAACTTAATGAGTTTCAAAACGAACTAGAGAAAGAGTACGGTAAAGTTAGTATCAATATCCAAGATGGTACTATCAAGGAAGGGGAAAATGAAACTAATCCGTAAGATTAGTGTAGGAAGAGATTATAAGAACGATGCTATGCACTACTCCGTAGGCCAAGAGGTTTACGGAGGGCATACCATCTGCGACATAGTCGAAGACGACACTAAGTATAGTATCTACATATCTAAAGGTAAAGAAGTTTTACCTTGGAAAGACTTCAACAAGAACATGGCTGTTTCTGTTGAATATAACCTAGAGTATTAATGAAAGGCACATTTTATTTTTTAATAAAGCCTAAAAACGAAAGATATAACAACACCAAAAAAGTAGGAGACAAAGAGCTCATACTTAATACAGAGATATTTAGTCATCAATATATTAGCAGACAAGCTATAGTTGAAGGCTTACCAACGGAGTTTGAAACTCCAATAAAAGAAGGTGATGAAGTTATCGTGCATCATAATGTATTTAGACGCTGGCACGATGCAAGAGGTAATGAGCGTAATAGCTCTAGCTTCATTGAAGAAGATTTGTACAAGATAAATATCGATCAAGTCTTTGCATATAAGCGAGATGAAGAGTGGAAAGCTCTACCTCGTTATACCTTTGTTAAGCCTGCTGGTGATTTCATAGGTGAAGTTGTTTATTCTGACGTTTATAAAAAAGGCGATATAGTAGGGTATAGGCCAGCTGGCGAATATGAGTTCGATATAGATGGTGAAAGACTATACCGATTACTAACAGAATTTATTACAATCAAATATGAATATCAAGGAGAAGAAAGGCAACATCATAGAGGCTGGTTACAAAGCAGTTGAAGAACTTATTAAAGTAGCAGAAGAAAAGATTATCACTAATACAGAAGATGATGTATCTGCTGATAGGTTGAAGAACGCTGCAGCAACTAAGAAGTTAGCTATATTCGATGCCTTTGAGATATTAACTAGGATTGAAGAAGAAAAAGCCTTACTGGAAAATAAAACAGTAGAAAAAACAAAGCAAGCATTTGGCGGGTTTGCTGAGCGCAAAAGTAAATAACTATGTACGAGCAGAGCTTAGTTAAAATTGTAGAACCAATACGTATCAACACTATAAAAAGACTTAACAAGTCTAAGAGTTGGAAGTATGGTTACGACAAAGAGCACGATATAGTTATTATAAGTAAGACTGGTGAAATAGGTGATATAATAGAAATACAAAACTTACAAATAGCTTTACCTAAGCAACCAAAAGAAATAAAGCGCTGGGATAATAATAAGTGGAATGTAGAGCCATTGCCTAAAGACTTAGCAAGGATTAAGTCTATATTTGATTGGAGGGATTTACCTGAAGATTTTAAAGAGCAATGGATCGACTATATTGAAGAAGAATTTAAAAGAAGAGAAGAAGGCTTTTGGTTTTATAATAACGGAAAGCCAACTTATATAACTGGCAGCCATTATATGTACCTGCAGTGGTCTAAGATCGATGTAGGTAAGCCAGATTATAGAGAAGCAAATAGATTATTCTTTATATTTTGGGAGGCGTGCAAAGCAGATAGTAGATCTTACGGTATGTGTTATCTTAAGAATCGTCGTTCTGGTTTTTCATTTATGGCATCAGGAGAAACAGTGGCATCAGCTACAATTAAATCAGATGGTAGATATGGTATACTATCAAAGTCTGGTAGTGATGCTAAGAAAATGTTTACAGATAAGGTTGTTCCAATATCTATAAACTACCCTTTCTTTTTCAAGCCTATACAAGACGGTATGGATCGTCCTAAAACAGAGTTAGCATATCGTGTACCAGCTAGTAAATTAACTAGAAAGCGTATGAGCTCTGGCGATGGCTTAGAAGAAGTACAGGGACTTGATACAACTATTGACTGGAAAAATACTGGTGATAACTCGTATGATGGTGAGAAGCTAGCTTTGCTAATACATGATGAGGCAGGTAAGTGGGAAAAGCCAGAAAATATATTGAATAACTGGAGGGTAACTAAAACAACCCTTAGACTTGGTAGCAAGATCGTTGGTAAGTGTATGATGGGTTCAACATCAAATGCTTTAGACAAAGGAGGATCAAACTTTAAAAAGATCTACAAAGGATCTGATGTTACTAAGAGAAATAAAAATGGACAAACAAGCTCAGGCTTGTATTCTTTATTTATACCGATGGAGTGGAACTATGAAGGATTTATGGATGAATATGGCTTGCCCGTATTTAATACTCCTGAAAAACCAGTGATAGGTCCTGATGGAAGTGAAATAGAAGTGGGAGTGATAGATCATTGGCATAATGAAGCTGAAGGTTTAAGAAGTGATCAGGATTCTTTAAATGAATTTTATCGACAGTTTCCAAGAACTGAAGAGCATGCATTTAGAGATGAAACAAAAAATAGTATATTTAATTTAACTAAGATATACGAACAAATAGACTATAACGAAGAAACTGCTAGGCCAATAAAAGGAAACTTCCAATGGCAAAATGGTGTTAAAGATTCTAAAGTTATATTTGTACCTGACCTAAATAATGGCAGGTTTAATATATCTTGGGTACCAGGTACTGCATTGCAAAACAGAATGGTACTTAAAAATGGTATTAAATACCCTGGCAATGAACACGTAGGTGCATTTGGTTGTGACTCCTACGATATATCAGGTACAGTAGATGGAAGAGGTTCTAAGGGTGCACTGCACGGACTTACTAAGTTTAGTATGGAAGACGCACCACCTAATACTTTCTTCTTGGAATATGTAGCAAGACCACAAACATCTGAAATGTTTTTTGAAGATGTGCTAATGGCTTTGGTTTTTTATGGTATGCCAATACTAGCAGAGAACAATAAGCCAAGATTATTATACTATTTAAAGCGTCGTGGATATAGAGGTTACTCTATGAACAGACCAGACAAAACCTGGAATAAGCTTTCACCAGCTGAAAAAGAAATAGGTGGTATACCAAACTCTAGCGAAGATATAAAGCAAGCACACGCATCAGCGATTGAAAGTTATATATCTAGTTATGTTGGAGTTAATGAGCAAGGAGAATATGGTAACATAGAGTTCAATAGAACTTTAAATGACTGGGCTAGATTTGATATAAATAAACGTACACAGTTTGACGCATCTATTAGTTCTGGTCTTGCTATTATGGCTTGCAATAGACATATGTACCAACCTCAACAAGAAAGAACAACAAATAAGTTAAGCTTTGGATTTTCAAAGTATGATAATAAAGGAGCACTATCAAAGATAATTGAATAATGATTAAGACTAAAACTAAATCCGTATTCCCAAGCCAGGCAGTGCCTGACGAGGAGAAGTCAAGCTTTGACTACGGCCTGCAAGTTGCTAAGGCTGTGGAATCGGAGTGGTTTAATAGAGACGGTGGATCATCTAGATATTACGATACTAAAAATAGATTTCACGAATTAAGATTATATGCTCGTGGTGAGCAATCAGTACAGAAATATAAAGATGAGTTGTCAATCAATGGCGACTTATCTTATTTAAATTTAGACTGGAAGCCAGTACCAATTATTCCTAAGTTTGTAGATATAGTTGTTAATGGTATTTCAGAAAGATTATTTAAGATCAAAGCATTTTCTCAAGATCCTGCATCAGTAAAAGAAAGAACTGATTATGTAGAAGCGATCATGGAAGATATGCAGTTTAAAACATTTAAAGAGACTGTACAGCAAGAGACTGGTGTTAATACATTTAATAACGATCCTGCTAATATTCCAGAAGATGAAGATGAATTATCAATACATATGCAGCTTGATTACAAGCAAGGTGTTGAGATAGCAGAAGAAGAAGCACTAGATAATCTATTCAATTTAAATAAATATAGTTTAGTTAAGAAAAGACTAGACTACGACTTGACGGTATTAGGTATAGCATGCGTTAAAAATGGCTTTAATACTGCTGAAGGTGTAACGATAGAATATGTCGATCCTGCAAATATAGTTTACTCTTATAGTGAGTCACCATTTTTCGATGACTTATATTATGTAGGTGAAGTTAGAAGGATTACTATCACGCAACTTAAAAAGCAGTTTCCAGAATTAACGCAAGAACAGATAGAAGATTTAGAAAGCAAGTATGCATCTTCTAATTACGACAGATACAACTATTATCCTGAGCATCGTCAAGATAAAGATTATATTAATGTATTGTACTTCGAGTATAAAACATTTAATAATCAAGTATATAAGATTAAGCAAACAGCATCAGGTGCTGATAAAGCTATAGAGAAGTCTGATACATTTAATCCACCAAAAGATCAAAGAGCTAGATTTCAAAGAGTTCAAAGATCTATCGAAGTATTATACTCAGGTGTAAAAGTATTAGGCCATGATATATTATTAGACTGGAAGCTATGTGAAAACATGACACGTCCAAAGTCTGATATTACTAAAGTAAGTATGAGTTACAATATTGTAGCTCCAAGGATGTATAAAGGAATAGCCGAGTCTTTAGTTAGCAGAATGATGACATTCGCTGATATGATTCAGTTAACGCATTTGAAGCTGCAGCAAGTTATGTCTCGTATGGTACCAGATGGTGTTTACTTAGATGCTGATGGTATTGCTGAAATAGACCTAGGTAATGGTACAAACTATAATCCGCAAGAAGCTTTGAACATGTACTTCCAAACTGGTAGTGTTATTGGTAGATCAATGACGCAGGATGGAGAGTTCAACCATGGTAAAGTACCTATTCAAGAACTACAAACTAGTGGTGGTAATGCTAAGATAGCTGCATTAATTAATTCTTACAACTACTACTTGCAGATGATAAGAGATGTGACGGGCTTAAACGAGGCAAGAGATGGTAGCGCACCAAATGAAAACTCTTTAGTTGGATTACAAAAGCTAGCTGCTGCAAATTCTAATGTCGCTACCAAGCACGTACAAGATGGAGGATTATACCTCACTCTTAAAACCGCAGAGGCGTGTTCTCTTAGAATATCTGACGTGTTAGAATACTCTAATACTCAGAACCAATTTATACAGTCTCTAGGGCGATTTAATGTAGGCACGCTTCATGAAGTTAAGCAGCTACATTTACACGACTTTGGTATATTCCTAGAAATAGAGCCGGATGAAGAAGAAAAGACTAGGCTTGAAAATAATATCCAAATAGCATTGCAGCAACAAGCAATTAACTTAGAAGATGCTATTGATATTAGAAATGTAAGGAATAATAAACTTGCTAACCAATTGTTGAAAGTTAGGAAGAGCAAGAAAATGGCGCTAGATCAAGCAATGAAAGAGCGTAATATCCAAATGCAAGCACAGGCAAATCAGCAATCATCTGTTGCCGCTGCGCAGGCTGAACTACAAAAGCAAGAAGCATTAGCATCTACTGAAATAAAAGTAGAGCAAGCTAAGAATCAGTTTGAGATAGAGAAGATGGAAAGACAAGCTCAAATCAAGTTTGACTTAATGCAAAAAGAGTTTGAACTTAACATGCAGCTTAAAGATGCTGAAAGTCGAGTGATAAAGGATAAAGAGAAATATAAAGAAGATCGTAAAGATGAAAGAACTAGGATACAAGCTACTCAACAGTCTGAAATGATCGAGCAAAGAAAACAAAATACTCCACCTAAAAGATTCGAGTCCGCGGGGTTTGATAACTTAGGAGGATTTGACTTGGAACAGTTTGAACCAAGGTAAACAATACAAACACTTATATAATATTTTATCATGGAAGAAATTAAAGACGAACAACCAGTTGTAGAACA